ACTTTTGGTATTTGCTGGCAGAGATCTACAGAAGACGAATGGGATAACCTAGATGAATATAAGGATAACCCTAATTTTACTATTATGGATGTTCCTTGGAATGAAAGTAAAGGTCTATGCTGGGCTAGACACCACATACAAAAAATGTGGAAAAAGGAAAAGTATACTATGCAACTTGATTCTCATCATAGATTTTTACAAGATTGGGATGAAGTTTTGATTGAAATGATGGGACTAACAGAATCTCCAAAACCTCTTTTAACTGCTTATGCAGGAATGTATGATCCGAAAGAAAATAAACTTTTAAATCAAGAGCCATATAAAATGGTTCCAGATAAGTTTACAGGAGGAGGTACCGTTTTATTCTACCCTCATAGAATTGAAAACTACGAACAACTAACTAAACCAATTCCAGCACGCTTTGTTAGTGGACACTTTTTCTTTACTCTCGGTGAGCATTGTAAAGAGTATAAGTATGATCCTAATATTTACTTTGCAGGAGACGAGATTAGCTTATCTATTCGCTCTTATACTCTAGGATATGATTTATTCCATCCACATTATACTGTAGTTTGGCACGAGTACACAAGAGAAGGAAGAACTAAACACTGGACTGATTTTAATAATGAAACCAAAGATGCTGGCTTAGTTGAAAAAGCTTGGTGGGATATGGATAGCGACAGTAAGAGACGTTTACGTCATATGCTTCAAGAAGAAGATAACGATATCGATTTAGGAGAGTACGGTTTAGGAACTTTTAGAAGCCATTGGAGCTATCAACTGTATGCAGGTATACATTTTAGATTAAGAAAATTACATCCAGATGCAGTAAAAGGTATTGATCCGCCTACAACTTCAGAAGACGAAGGAATGGAATGGGCTTATGAAGTTAAGAGAGAGCAAACCCTAAACTTGGATTGGTTAGATCATTGGGATGCTTTAAAGTCTCAAACTCGATGCACTTGTACTTTTGATTTTATTTACCTTGGAGTAGAAAGCGAAGATGGACAAGTACTTTATAGAGAGGATCTAACAGAGGAAGATTACTTAAGAGGAAAGAAATTTGCAAAGACAGTACAGTTTACTTCTAGTAAAGTACCAGCTAAATTAATCCTATGGCCTCACCAAAAAGATAAAGACTGGTTAGAGAGAGTTGATATAAAACTATAATATACAAAGGGGTACGAAAGTACCCTTTTTAAATATTTATTACTATGGCACTACCTACAACAGCATCAGTACCTTATAGCCTCGGCTTAACCTCAGAAACAACAATTTACGTTAATGAAGTTAAATGTAGAGTACTTGAGAACGACTTTAATTACTCTCAAAATCCTACCGTATTTAAATATGTTACAGTTATTACCGGTTCAAGAGCTTTACCTTTCTATAGCAGCTCGGTAGGAGTTATTACAGACGGTACGATTAAAGATACCTTAACCGGATCTGCATTTAATCCTTATGTAACTACCGTAGGTCTTTATAACGAATTTAATGATCTTTTAGTAGTAGGTAAACTAGCCACTCCTTATCCAATTCCTGAAAATACAGATATTACATTTATCGTACGATGGGATAGTTAAAACTCTAAGTTTATGTCAAAAAAATGGTTTACATACGAGAACGGAAGAATTACAGAATATGATTCCGTTGAGAAATTCCCTGAAAACTGCGTTGGATTTGTATATAAGATTACAAACATACAGACTGGAAAGTTTTATATTGGTAAAAAATCCCTATACTCTAACGTTAGAAAAAGACTAACTAAGAAAGAATTAGCTGAATATACCGGACCAGGTAGAAAGCCTGTTAAAAAACTAGTTACATCTGAGTCGAATTGGCAGGTTTATTGGGGGTCTAACAAGGGAATCTTACAAGAAATTAAAGAGTCAGGTACAGATAGCTTTCGTAAAGAAATACTTAAATTCTGCTTTAATAAAAAGCAATTAACCTACTGGGAAGTCCATTATCAATGTATAAACGAGGTACTTTTAACAGATAAATCTTACAACGACAACGTACTTGCTAAGTTCTTTAGAAAAGATTTGGTAGATTCAGAATAATTTCTTATATTTCACGTTAAATAATACTGTTTAATGGAGAATTCACGCTTAGTCTTAGGACTATTACATAGCGTTTTAGGTAAATCTAAGCCTTCTACTAAAGGAAATCATGCATTTCACTGTCCTTTCTGCAAACACCACAAACCTAAACTTGAGATAGACCCTAAGACCGGGTTTTATCACTGCTGGACTTGTGAACCTGCTACGAAAGGTAGGAATTTAGTATCTCTCTTAAAGAAGGTACAAGCTCCTACATCGCAGATCGCCGAAATGCGAGGATATTTCCCAGGCGGTAAGGGAGAAATAGACGATAAGCAGTACGAAGTAGTAGAATTACCGAAGGAGTTTAAGACCTTTACTAAAGGAATGTTAGGACTCGGGTTTAGACAGGCTTTTGCCTACTTAAAAGGTAGAGGCATAACAGTAGACGACATTACAAAGTATAATATAGGGTACTGTGAGACGGGAAAATATAAAAATTCAATTATTATACCTTCTTATGATGCAAGAGGACGCTTAAACTACTTTATCTCACGCTCCTTTGAAAAAGATCCAGGTAGAAAGTATAACGCACCGAGCTGTAACAAAAATCAATTAGTAGGACTAGAGTATTTTATTAACTGGAAAGTACCTGTGGTATTGTGTGAGGGTATTTTTGATGCAATAGCTTTAAAAAGAAATGCAATACCGTTATTTGGTAAGACTATACCCGAGGCTCTAATGATGAAACTTGTACAGAGTGATGTTAAGACAGTTTATTTAGCTTTAGATAACGACGCTTTTAAGTCTTCCATCAAATATGCACAGCAATTGATCAATTTAGGGAAAGATGTTTACTTAATCGAACTAGAAGGTAAAGATCCTTCTGAAATAGGTTTTGAAGGGATGACAAAATATTTACATCATGCAAAGCAACTTACATTTAGTGAGTTACTTTTAAAGAAAATGAATTTATGATTATAGAACAGAGAAGTGAAGCTTGGTTTGAGATTAGAAAAGCTAAAATAACAAGCTCAGAAATTTATAAAATAATGGGTAAGGGAGATTTTAGTGAAACTGCTAAGACTTACTTACTTGAAAAAGTTTGTGAACTGTACGGAGGTGTTACAGAACCAGCAGCAGGTGCTGCATTGAACTGGGGTACGGATTTAGAGCCGGTAGCAATAGAATACTACGAACAGAAGACAGGTTTAAAGGTCGATAAAGCTTCTTTTATTCCTGCAGGAGATTTCTACGGAGGTTCACCTGACGGTATTATCACCACAGGAGGTATTATAGAAGTAAAATGTCCTTTTAAATCTGCAAACCATTTCAAACACGGAATGATTAACACAGCAGCTAAGTTTAGAAAGGTAGCTCCTAATTACTACTACCAATGCGTCTCTAATATGATATGCGCTGAAGCTACATTCTGCGACTTTATTAGCTTCGATCCAAGAGTTCAAGATGAATATAAGATGTTTATATTTAGATTAGAACTAGATCAAGAAGAGGTTAAAGCAGTTAAAGAGAGAATTGAATTAGCTATAAGATATATGAAAGAGCTTGTAACGGAGATAGAAGCTGCTAAACCTAAGTTACTCCTTGATTAGATATTTATTAGTACTATGATAGATGCTAAGAAAATAGGACAGAGAATTGCTGAAGCTATTGCTAATGAATCAGGTCCTTGCTTTTACCCAGGTAAATTTAAACCTCCACATAAAGGACACTATACAGCTGCTACTGAGTTAGCTCAGAGAGATTACATAAAGCAGGTAAATGTTGTCATTAGCAGAAAAACTATAGACGGTATTACACCGGAAGATTCGCTTATGATCTGGCATATGTACCTAAAGGCAGAACCTAATCCAAAGATTACAGTTAAGATCTCAACAGACGAATCTCCTATCCAAACAATTATAAAGTACCTAAAGAATAATCCAACTGTTAGTACAGTGTATGTAGCAGTAGGAGACGACGAAGTAGATGACGAAGCTTATGGTAATTCTTTACAGCAATCGTTTGGTAATAGAGTAAAAATAATTCCTGTATACGAAAAAGCAGGTAACATTTCAGCGCCCCATGTTAGAAACGTTTTAGCATCAGGCGATTTTGAAGAATTTGCAGAAGCAGTTCCCGAAGCTGCTTATAACAAAGGATTTGCTCCAAAAATATTTAAAATGCTCGGAACAAAAGTAAAAGGAAATGCACCAGAACAGGCTTAAAGTATTAAAAGATTTTATAGGATTTTGTAAAGCAGAATTAAATATTCAAACTTTACCTAAAATTTCTTTGCTTAATGATAAATCTTTTGTTGAGCAGAATAGATCTTTTGGCGAATATAATCCTCAAACTAACGCTATTAAAGTAGTAGCGTTAAATAGAAATCTTGCAGATATTTGTAGAAGCCTTGCACACGAATTATGTCATCATAGACAGAACGAATTGGATATGATTTATAATGAAGCAGGCGAGACAGGAACTGATATTGAGAATGATGCTAACGCTATGGCGGGTATTATTATGAGAGATTTCGGTAAGAGAAATGTAGACGTTTATGAGTTAGGTTCAATAGAAAAAATTAAATTAAGAGAATCTTTATACGAAGTTCAGCAACTCCCTATTAGGAATTCTATTATTTTCGGCGTTAAGCACCACAGTAAGTCAGATGCTCAAGCTGTCGTAGACTACGTTAAAAAGCATTTCTCACCAGAAGATAAAGTCGTGTTTATGGGAGAGGGCGGAGATGATAATAGTAAGTACGTAGCAGGTAGTGAGCAAGAAATGATATACGACGAACTAAGTTCTTACTTCGAAAATCTAGTTAATGATTCATGGGACGGTTCTGATTTAAACGTCATGAATGACCAGTCTGCTTTGTATAAAATACAAAAAGAAAAAACAGGTCTTTCTCAGAATAAGATCTTAGCAGCCAATTGGGCTAGTATGGTAGGTCAAAATATTTTACAAGGACAATCAATAGCAGATTTTAATCCTGAGGATTATCTAAGCCCTGAAGGTATTCAATTCTTAAAAGCATCTGCAGAAGAAGCTAATCTACCTTTATCAGATAACTTATACAAACCTACTGAAGAAGATTTCGATACCCTATATAGACTCTCTTTCCCAGAAGATAATGGAGATAAATACACTAGAGTAGCAAAAGCAGCAGACGCTTTTAACGAAGCAAGAGATGAAAATTTACTAAGAAAGTTAGAACAGTATGAGAGTAGAGGTTATAAAGTAATAGCTACAGCAGGAGAAGGACATATAGACTTAATTAAAGCAATGCTTAAAAAATGATAAAGTTAGTAGATATACTGAAAGAAATCGGTGAAGGTACTAGAACATACTCTTGGAGATTTGATGACGAAGATGCTGACGGTAATTACTTTTATTCTTTCGATACAGAAAAAAGTACTTACACTGTAGGTGTTGCTAATTTAGAAGACGGTATGTATGATTTGTCGTTTAATACAACTTCACCGGACGGCGATCCTGATGTCAGTTTAGACACTAATGAAGGGGTTCCTTTAAGAGTTTTATCTACTGTTGTAGCTATTGCTAAAGACTTTATTCAAAGAGCAAAACCCGAAAGTGTTATCTTTAGACCGATTAAGACTAAAGAAGTTGATAAACAGGACGATATGCGACGTTACAAACTCTACGGCGCTTACATAAGAAAAAACATACCTTCAGATTATAATGTAATAGACTTTGGCGAAACATATAGGATAGTAAAAAAATAAAAATTGTTATGAGTGATCATTTAAAAAAGGAATTTAATCCTCGAGACGTTCAGAGGATGAGAAATATTATTACCGGGCAAACTGGTGATAGAACTCAAATTCAAACAGGTTGGGAAAGAAATCAAGAAGTACATAAAGAAGGAGACGTTTGGGAAGAAAACGGTAAGAAATGGACTATTAAGAGCGGTATCAAGCAATCCGTAACCAAACTCGACGAAATTAAGAAATTAGTAGTTTTACCGATATCATGTCCAAATTGCGGTAAAATGATGAAAGTCGATATGTACAACAAAAAAATGTGGGCTATTCATCAGAAGTGTTTTGACTGCGTAATTAAGATGGAATCCGAAATTAAACGTCAAGGTAAGTGGGAAGAGTATTCTAGGAACGTAATGAATCTTAATAAAAATGCAGAACTCAATGATTTAGAACAAGCTCTAGAGCAATGGGTTACAGAAAAGGATAGCTTCGTATCTGAAGCTGGTGAAGTAGAGAAATGGGGAGGAGGCGATAAAACCGCTATATACAAACAAGTAAAAGAAGAGATTGCTAAACTAAAAGAGCGCGATATTTATAATGGAGAAAATACACAAATAGATGTCACAAATTCAGAAGAAAACAAAGACTAAGAGTAGCATTAAAGAGAATATGATGCCTCAGAATAACCCAATGGCACCTCAAGCACCTACAATGGACTTACCAATGGTACAGCAAGAACCTTCTTGGGACCACCCAGGATGTGATGATAAAATCGGTAAAATGTTCGTAGTATTAAAACCAACTCCAGGAACCTCTCACGAAGATTTAGTACAAGAAACACACTGCTTTGGCATGGGTCAATTTGATCCAATGGCCGTTCACGGTGTATACGGTAACGTAGAAGAAGCTAATTTAGTAGCTGAAGCAGCTACAGCTGACCTTCATAAGCACCTTGCTAAAATAGAGAAGAAGAAGGATCACGTAATGAATGAAATCGAAAGACATATAGCGAGATTACAGAAAGAAATCAATGTTCATATGAAAGAAGCAACCGATGCACCTGAATTATCAGAAGGTCACCACGGGCTTGCTGAAAAGAAAATGAATATGATTAAAGGGTTACGCGATAAGCATAAAGCTATCAAGGCAACTAAAAAAGAAGTACCCGAAATAAAAGAAAAATAATGGAAGAATTTGTACAATTTATATCAACCCTATTAGCTTCTCGTAATCAAGCTCACATTTTTCACTGGCAAGTTCAGGGAGTAGGTTCAGATGCTGCACATAGAGCATTAGGAATTTACTACGATGAAATCCTTGATCTAGTAGACGGACTAGTAGAGAGTTTTCAAGGTAAATACGGTATTCAAAGAGGTTATACTTCACCTGCTACCTTTAAAGAAGACGGACAATTTGTAAGTTATTTTGAAGCTTTAGCAATGTATGTAGAAACTATTAGAACTAAGATTCCACAAGATTCTTATATTCAAAACGAAGTAGATACTGTTGTTAAATTGATTCAAACTACTAAGTATAAACTTATAAATCTTAAGTAATGGTAGAGGCAAAAGGTACTTGCTGCGGTAAATGCGGACATGTTCACGTAAAAGGAACATCGTGCCCTAAACCTTTTTTAACAGGAAAAAGCCACTGTAGCAGAAGAACTAATGAAATGCATACTATGGATGACGACGGACCTATAGAGTTTCATCAAGTAAGAGCAGACCATGTAGAAGGGTTAGAAAACCCTAAAGATAATCCATGCTGGAGAGGGTATCATCCGGTAGGAACTAAGATGAAAGACGGTAAAGAGGTTCCTAATTGCGTTCCTGTTAACGAGGAAATGAGCTTAGAAGGACTTTGGGCAAACATTAATGCTAAAAAAGCTCGCGGTGAAAAATCATCACCTAAAGGCTCAAAAGCATACAAAGCAGCTGTTGCTGCAGGAAATAAATTAGACGAAGTAGATGAAACTGAAAGCTATTGTCCTCATTGTTTAGTAGAGTATATAATGGAAAATTATAATAAGCTAAATGAAGCAGAGTATAGAGGAAGAAAGGTTAGCTTAGGTAAACCCTTCCTAACCCCAGGCGGACCGAAGAAAAGATCAGTGTACGTTAAGAATGCTAAAGGAAACGTTGTAAAGGTTAACTTCGGCGATCCTAACATGAGAATAAAAAAATCTAATCCTGCTCGTAGAAGAAGCTATAGAGCAAGACACCACTGTCAAACTCCAGGACCACGTTGGAAAGCAAATTACTGGTCATGTAGAGCATGGTAAGATTAATTGACATAGTAGAAGAAATTAGAGAAGGAATTGACGATCCAGTTAAACCTGGCATCTTAAAGAATAGATTAGGTAAACTTTCATGTAGTCGAGTAAGATCTGCAAAGAGTAAGCTAAAAAATAAAGGTACGCATTATGCGAAAGCATTACAAAGATATTTAAACTACCATTGTTAAAATGATTAAATTAAAAGATTTACTTCCAGAATGCGAAGACTGCGGACGTGATTGGAATCACGGACATGACCATGAAGCTCCAATGGCTCACGGTGAATTAAAAGATGCTATCTCAAATGCATCTAAAATTCAAAGTATGATTGGTAACAATGATAATCTACCAGGATGGGTTTCTTCTTACATTACACTCGCTTCTGATTATTTACACTCAGTTGCAGAGTACATGGCAGGACAGTCTGAAGAAATGGCTCAACAACCAGGACCTGGTTTTAATATGAATGAAGCAAAAAAACCTTCAGCAGGCTTAAGTAAAGAGAAAAAATCTGATATAGTTAAAAAAGCTAAAGCAGGTAAAGATATTGGAAAAAAAGGAAAAGGTTTTGAGAAAATAGCAAAAGCAGCAGGCGGCGGCGAGAAGGGTGAAAAGATTGCAGCAGCTGCAATGTGGAAAAACGCTAAAAGATAAACCGATAAGATATGAACCTAGACAAATTAAAAGGACACGTTCCAGACAGTGTAATCAGCCAAATTCCAGGAATTCAAACTAAATTTGAACTTAACACTCCGCTGCGCTTAGCACACTTTTTAGCACAGTGCGGTCATGAATCAGGTGGATTTAAGTTAGTAAAAGAGAATTTAAACTATGGAGCTAAAGGCTTAGTAAGTATATTTAAAAAGTATTTTCCTGATGAAGCAACTGCTCTAGTATACGAACGCAAACCAGAGAAGATTGCTAATGTAGTTTACGCAAATAGAATGGGAAATGGCGATAAAGCATCAGGCGATGGCTGGAAGTTTCACGGTCGTGGCTTTATACAATTAACAGGACATGATAATTATAAAGCCTTCAGTGCTGCTATTAACGAAGACTGCGTAGCTAATCCAGATTTGGTTGCTACAAAGTATCCTTTAGCATCTGCTGCATGGTTTTTTCATAAGAATGGCTTACATAAGATTGCTGACGAAGGAGCTACTGATGCAGTTGTAACCAAAGTAACTAAGAGAGTTAACGGCGGTACAATTGGTTTAGCCGATCGTATCAAGCATTTTAAAGAATTTCATACGTTATTAGCATAATATGGCAACAAGTAAAGAGATAATAAGAAGACTTATTTTAAAGGAAGTAGAAAGAATGGAACCAAGCGTACAATCGTTTGAAGATGATCCAATTAACTTCTTATTAATGAAATACCCTACTTTAAAGGCAACTTTGGAGATGTTAATGACTTCTGCTTACAAAGACTATGTTACAGGGATTTATATTTTAGCTCCCAAGCCAACTACTTTTAAAATTGTATTGCATAATGGCCAGTTTTTTACCTTAACCTTCTTAGGTAAGGTATATGAAGCGACTATAGCAGGTAAGAAATTTTACTTACAGACAATAGGAGAAAGAGAAAGAGCAGTAAATGCTATAGCAAGATTACTTTCTTTAGGAAATCCAATAAAAACACAAGGAGCCGAGGGAGAGGAACAGACAGCAACCGAAGGTGAAGAACCTAAAGATGCACCTGGAGAATCAGCTCCAACAGAAGAAGCAGCAGAAGAGACAGAATCTTAAAAAACTATAGAATATTATAAGACCCGGCACTAAAAGCTGGGTTTTTTGTTGGAAATACGAAATATTTTTATTATATTCTATGTAAATAAACAATATGAGAACAAAAAGTATTATAAAGACAATGAAAACGATCTGCGGTAAAGAATTATCGTATTTAGAGACTACAGGCGAACCTAATAAAATGCATAGTACTGAAGGCCCTGCTATCACTTACGCAGCTTCTGAGAATAAAGCACCGGAGTACTACTTATTTGGCATTAAATACACTAAAATACAATGGAAAAGCTTATTATCTCAAAATAAACCAATGCCTGTAGAAAATGCAATGGGCTTTGATTCTGCGTACTAAACTATTTATTAAGAAATAGCGCTATGGTATTTAATATTCAAAAGTTCTTAAGCGAGAATAAATTAACAGGTCAATCTCAAATGAGAGAAGAAGACAATACTGGTTTGACTATGCCAGTTAGCGACGATGAAGAGATGTTTGGAGACGAGGAAGATCAAGACGACTGGACTACTGCAAGTACAGACGATGGCGATTTTGATCAAGAGCCAACTGCAAAAGACGTTAAGCAAAACGACGTATCTTTGACAGGTATTCATAAAAAACAAGCTCAATTACAAGATTTAGAAGCACAGAAAGATAAGTTACTTATGCAACTAAAAAGTAATATAATCGGACTTGACCAATATAAGCAAGCAATCGGTAATATACCGATGCAAATTAAAAAACTAAGAGCTGACATAGATCAAGCTATGAACGTCACAGTGGATGACGGTAGCGAAGAAGAGGCAATCTAGTTGGTTATAAACAATAAACAATGTCTAGAGTAAATATAAGCGAAGCTATTAAGCAAGAGCTTATAAAGTGCAAGCAAGACCCTGTATACTTCATGAAGAAGTATTACACCATTCAACATCCTACCAAGGGTAGAATGACCTTCAACTTGTATCCATTTCAGGAAAAGGTCTTACGTCTTTTACAGAGGAACGACTATTCAATCATTAACAAGTCAAGACAGTTAGGTATACCTACCTTAACTTCTGCCTTCTCTTTATGGATGATGCTATTTGAACAAGATAAGAACATCCTTGTACTTGCAACTACGCAAGCTACTGCTAAGAATATGGTAACTAAAGTGAGATTTGCTTACGATAACCTGCCGACTTGGATGCAGTTACCGGTATTAGAACACAACAGACTATCATTAAGACTTAAAAACGGTTCTCAAATTAAAGCCGTATCAGCAGCAACAGACTCTGCACGTTCGGAGGCGGTATCGCTACTTGTAATAGACGAGGCTGCGTTCATTGATAGAATTGAAGATATCTTTACAGCCGCTCAACAAACTTTAGCAACCGGAGGTCGTTGTATCGCCCTCTCTACACCTAACGGCGTAGGTAACTGGTTCCATAAACAATTTGTTAGAGCACAAAATAGCGAAAATAATTTCCTTCCTATAAGCCTTCCATGGACCGTTCACCCAGAACGCAACCAAGAGTGGCGAGATCAGCAGACTAAAGACCTAGGAGTAAGAGCTGCAGCACAGGAATGTGATTGTGACTTTAGCACTTCAGGTAATACAGTCATCGAACCAGATACTTTGAATTGGTATCAACTTAATACAGTAAGAGAACCGAAAGAGAGATCAGAAATGAATCAAGCATACTGGGTTTGGGATTATCCGGATCCGATGAGAACTTATTTAGTAGTAGCCGACGTAGCAAGAGGTGACGGACAAGACTTTTCAACCTTTCATGTCATGGAAATTGAAACAATGGTACAGGTTGCTGAGTTTAAAGACCAATTATCTACAAAAGAATTTGCTCGTAGGTTAGTTTCTGAAGCTATTAAATGGAATAGTGCCTTACTTGTAGTAGAGAATGCTAATATCGGATGGGACGTAGTAACTACTATCCAGGAAATTGGCTACTCTAACCTGTATTACTCCCCTAAATCAGAACTTGTAGGTACTCAAATCGATCTTTACGTTGCAAAGTACGATAGAGGTGATGGAATGGTACCAGGTTTTGGTACAAACTCAAGGACTAGACCTTTTTTAATTAACAAAGCAAGGTCTTTTATCGAAGAGAAGCAAGTAGTAATTAGATCTCAGAGATTATTAGATGAATTGAGAGTTTTTATATGGAAAGGAAGAGAGAATG